GTTTAGAATTATACAAGGACATAATGATCAGGAACATAGCATCAGCCTAATTCTACCAAACAAGAATAGGTAGAGTTGACTGCACTACTAAAATCAAAGAACACAACTAGACTGCTTACAAATGGTGCCCATATGGTAATGAATAAGCCACCCCATTAGCAGCTGTAATAGCCAAAGCCAGGAAAGATCAACATGATGATAATTTGATATTTGTAGATGTAGGAGCAGGCGATAATGGAACATCATGTGTAAGAGCATGTGTGACATCATGGATGGCATCATGGGAAGGAGTAGGTATAATGCAAAACCACACCAATGAGATAATGAGAGAATGGTTGAAGGATAGTGTATAATCAGAGTTAATTGCTGAGACAGGATCTTCTGCATCATAATTAGCATTATTTGCAAAGCTGAATAAAATAAATCTACACCTATACACAACAGATACACCCTCAGGGACTTATGATCTCAAAATGATGAAAAATGTAGGCAGGCCATTAATAATGCTAGCTCATCATGGTCATGCTTATTTAGGAGTGACATTCAATCAACCAGGGAGAGACACTTGTATGTAAGGAAACAGACAATTGCCATGGGATTGTCATTGTGGTAGATGTGTATAATTACCTGTGTAACACATTAAGAATGAAAAGAGACTAGGGGTTAAGTGTGAAGTGTGTACCTATAGTCAGACAGAGAGGCAATTTCATGATTTTGAAGAGGTGAATAAGGAAAGAATCAAGAGATTCAAGGAACCATAATTAGTATCATGGAGATAGTAGTCCACCACATATGAAGAAGATGCAATAAGGATTAGAGGGATGACATTGAATAATGAGATAGATGACATTGACAACTGGTTAACATATTTAGATTAGAAGAAGCCTGAGAGATAGTCAATGGTGCTGTATGACAGCAAATTAGACACCAGAGTGCTTACATCGAAATGTCACGGCACTGTGGATAACATAGTTGCAGATGAAGGGCAGGTACTTATGAAATACAAGCCTCAAGCATGTGATGCCATGACCTCCAAATATACTCAGATAGGACCAATTGTAGAGGGTAAACATATGGAAACAATGTGTAACTGCGTCGATAATATGACATTTGCAGCTACCCAAAGGACAATTAAGACAAAAGCAGTAGTGACAAGAGAAGTCAGAAGGTTTGTCAAATTTGCTATTAGGAGGATAAAGAAAGAATTTAAGCCAAGGGGATTTGATGGACTAGGGAGAATAGACCTTTGCAATAAAGCCATAGAACTGATCAAATAATCAAACAAGACCAAGAGTGTTAAAGATAGGATCATAGATGGCCTAGAATTTGTAAAGGAGAACGGTTTGGACACAATCACAAATACTGAGTCCTTTATTAAGAAAGAGATCACCTTGTCAGATGGATGGGCAAGAATGATATCAGCAAGGCAAGAGATTGTGAGATCTTTATCAGCTGTGATATATTAAGAAGTAGAAGACCAAGTATACTAAAATCCCCACTTCATTAAGAAAATGAATGACGACAAGATCACAATGGCACTCAGAGACAAAGCAAAGTAATTCAATTATGCAGTATGCCTCGATGTATCATGTTATGATTCAGCATAAAAAGATGAAATTTGGTAAATAGAGAGGGAATTATTCAGACACATAGTAGGAGATAAAGCATGTTAACTGTGGGAAGCTATTGCACTCAATAATAATTACATTAAGACCAGGATGATGATTTTATTAACAAAAACAACTAGGAATAGTGGAGAATAAACCACCTCATTGACCAATACATATTTGTAATATTTGCTTTAAAAATATGTAGCTAAGAAGTTGAATATGAGAAAGTCATAGTGGTGGTGCTTTGTAGAAGGGGATGATGTTATCACGTTCTTAATGTAACTGAATGATTATGTAGAGAAAGCCACAGAAATATATAAGAGTCTTGGATTTATGGCAACTGTAGAACATGAAGGCACGCCTGATGGAGCTACTTTTGTGAAGATTGTTTTAAGAAGCACAGAAGGTGATTACTCGGTGTTCAGAAGGATAGACCATGCTCTATTGAAGATGGGCTGGACAAAACATGCAGTTAAAGCTAAAAACACCAAAACAGCAGTGGGTTTGATGAGGAGTAAAATATTATCCCTTAAAGCTATGTACTTGTACAGTGAATCTGTATAAGGACTGATATAGGTGATGTTAGATCAATTACCCTCAAAGTATAGGAATGTGAGAGAAGAAGCCAATTGGGGTCGAGATGTAGTGATGACAAATGACCATTACTTTGATCAGTAATATGGACATGACATTGGTCGAATAACACAACGAATTAAGGAAGAGGGATTATATACCACCATACAAGCACAAGATTATCCTTCCATATTTAACATGGAAGAACCAGTAGCTAGGAAAAACCCTGGGTTCTAATTTAAATTACCACAGAGAATAACGCCAATGGATGTGGCATTA